TGTGAAGCAGTAGCGTTTGCACAGCTCTCTAATAGAGCATGGGGGGTCACCGTAGTAAACCTCGTAAGTGTGGTCTGATTCAGGCGCTTGCCCTGTAATAGGACTAATTTCTGGCGCGCCCAAGGGGTTATCAGCCATCCCTTCTTCTCCCTCACGCTCCGGTGGAATACCAGATTGTGATGAGAGGGGCTCACTAAATAAGTGATAATTTGAGATTTTCTCATTTGTAGGTCCAGCGAGTTTCAAATCCTCGCACGCCGATACGTACACATTGATGGAGACGCTGGAGTCGGTGCTCGGACTGACTAAGTCATTAAGAACACTTACCTCCAACACTCCGTTAGTGTCGTTAGGGTTTAGGTTGAGCCTGGTGCCCGTCTTGAACGGGGCCGTCATAAAGTAGGGCTCACTACAATTCTTCCAAGGGGCCGACTGCCCCCAGCCTACTACCACCTCAAAATCCTCCATGTCCGCGATGTCTACGACCCTTGAGTAGTTGGTGTTATAATTCACCGCACTCGTGAAAAAGTTCGGGTCCCATCGTATGAGAAGACGTCCTTTGTGAAAGTTACTCTTTACTACCTGGAATCTATATTTAATAGAACCTTGCCAGGATTCAAAAGCTGTGGCCATATGGGCCATGGGCGTCATGTGTACTTCCTTGTCTAGCTGTGAATACAGCATAGGAGTCACACGACAGTTCCACAGTAATTCGTCTGGTGTTTGGGTGGGTGTCCAGGTAAAGGATGTCAAATAAGACTCCCTCTGGACATATTCCGAGATCTGCATCTCATCGTCCCCGGACAGTCCTGCTGTCCTCGAATCTATGGTCAACTCTGCCTTACTATCCAGCGTTAGCTTTTGGCATGCGTCTGCAGCGTCCGTGTTAGCCAGGTTCCCCGCCGGGAGTGGCTTTTGTAACACAATGTTAGATATAACTGAAGGACGGCTAAACCCAAGAATTTGGGCCACCTGTCCTAATCTGCTAGACGCGACTTGAGTCGCCGTCATGTATGGGCCTATCACAGGCACCTTTGTCAATAATCCAGCGGCCTCCGCTATCGCAGCGGCAGGCTTGGAAATGATTCCAGTGCCATACTCGTCATTCGCCAACGAGTTGCCCTTGTTTTTTGCCCCTAATTTGCCGCCCCCACGGCCACTCTGACTAAGGAGTGGTGGGTCCGATGAGGTTGGCACGGTCAATACTACATCTGTAGCCCATAAATAAATGGTCACCGTAACGGGGTCATTACCCAGGTTGGCATGTAATAAATTACCAAACGACTTGATGTAAACATCTCCCATGTCGTCCCAATCCGCAGCGGGGATTTCTAGATAGTTTTTGTGCCACATAAATGGCATTTCTAGTTCTCCGCCTTGGTTATTCGCCGGGTTTAGGAAAAAGTGCGGTTTTTGAGACGCCGCTACCAAGTCAATATCCAAGAAATTTCTTTCTATCGTCAACTGGTCGTCTAAAGTGTACGGGTTGTAAGTCACCAGTGCCCTTCCATAATGGAATTGGGTTCCTGATATAACAGCCTTCATATGGAGTTTCATCCGAAGTAATTCATAGTTCTTGATTTTATCGCGAACAATCGGATTCTCGCAAAATGCGGCCCAGGG